CGGCTCGGCGCAGGCCTTCCACTTCACCATGTCCATCCAGGCCTGGTCGGCGTTGACCCAGACGTTCAGGTGCTTGGTCTTGAAGCTGGCCTGGGCCGCGGGCATCTCCATGGCCTTGGCGCGGAGCTGGGCGATGACCTCCGGCATGACGGAGATCCCGTAGTTCGGGTTCGCCTTTCGCCAGCTCGCCTCCTGGGTCCAGTCGTCATCGTCGTCGATGGTGTAGATCACGGCGAAGAAACTGTCGTCCTTCACCGATCCGGCCAGCACCCGGGTCGCGTAGGTGCGCACCTCGTAGCAGATCCCCGCCCGGTTCGACCCGGCGGTCGTGATCGTCCAGAGGAGTGACTGCGGGCGCTTGCCGGTGCCGGTCTCCAGGGCGTCGTAGACGTCCCGGGTCCGGTGGGCGTGGAGCTCGTCGATGATGGCGAGGTAGATGTTCAGGCCGTCCAGGGCGTTCGATTCGCTGGCCACGGCCTGGAATGTCGAGGCCGTGCTGACCTGGGCGATGGCGTGGGCCAGCACCTCGATGCCCAGCGCCCGGCACATGTCCGGCCGGCGGCGCGCCATGTGCTGGGCAGCCGCGAAGACGATGCGCGCCTGGTCGCGCGTGACCGCCGCCGAGTAAACCTCGGCGCCGCCTTCATGGTCGGCGAAGGCGGCCTTCAGCCCGAGGCCGGAACTCAGGGCCGACTTGCCGTTACCGCGCGGGAGTTCGTTGTAGGCCCGGCGAAATCGCCGGTGGCGCGTGCCACGGCGCATCCAGCCGAAGACGGTGGTGATGATGAAGCACTGCCAGGCCTCGAGGCGCAGGTTTTCGCCGGCGAGCGGGCCCTTGATGTGGGGCATGAGCTCCACGAAGCGGCACCACTCGCCCGCGATGGCCTCGTCGAACTCGAACGGGCCCCGCTTCGCCCACCGTTTCAGGTCATCCAGCTGCCGCTGGCATGCCAGCCGCACCCACTTACAGGCCGGGATGCGCCCCCGGACCACGTCCGTGGCATACCTGACTGCCCGGGAAACGTGCGGATCAGTGAACCTTGGGGCCGGACTTGTCGCCCGCGGCGAGCGTTTTCGCCCGCGCGGCGGCGCCGAACGCCTCGAACGGGTTGGTCTTTTCGGCTTCTGGGTCGACATGGACGCGCGGCCTCGCCGCCGGTGAGAACCCGAGCTGCTCGGCGCAGCGCAGGAGCAGGAGCGACATCTTCTGGAACGTGCGAACCGCCGGATGCTCAACGGTCCCGCCCTGGGGGCTGCCGGTGACGATCCCCTCCCGGGTCATCACCTCATGGGCCACCCGCTGGGCGTCGACCGCCCGCACCCAGGTCTCGAAGACCGAACGGTCCAGGTTCTTGAGCAGCCCACGCGGGGCGTTTTCGACGGCGTAGCGCCAGATCCCCTTCTCCACCTCCGGCATGTCGGCCGGAGGCTCGAAAAGGTCTCCGCTGGGCTTCGGTTCGGTGTCCCGGTTGGCGTGCCGGGAGCGGTCCAGCGTGCCCTGCACCCGGAGTAGCTCCGTTGGCTTGCTTTTCCTGCCTCTCATGGCCGCCGGGAACCTAATTTGCCAATTTCGCGGATGCGCATACGCGAGTACCCGCGTCGGTCACCGGCAGACTGAAAAAGTTGTTCTTCGAACGGAATCGCAGTGGGGGCACCGAGGCTTCGGACCAGCATTGGATGGATCGGTCGCATCGCTCCCTTATCTTGACCGAAATCGTTTCCGGCTTTGATCCCTGACTGTCTTGGCACGATGGCACGCCCTGCAGGTGGCCTGCAGGTTGGCCTGGTCGAGCCGCTCCCCACCGTCCACCAGGGGCAGGATGTGATCCACCTCGGTGGCGCGATGGCCCGTGCACCGCATGCGGATCTCGCAGATCGGATGGCGCTCGAGATACCAGGCCCGCAGCTTCCGCCAGTCGGCGTCATAGCCCCGCTCCCCAGCGTTCGCCCTGGCATCGGGTTGCCGCTCTGGTCTGGGCGCATAGGGATGGCGGGGGCAGCGCGGGAAGCCCGGCTCGGTGCGCCTGACGAGGACACCGCAGCCGGGATAGGTGCACGGCCTGGTGATGACCAGCGTCACTCACGCCGCCTCCAAAGACAGCGCCGACTGGTTCTCGGATAGCGTGATGGCGAGCCCAGTGTAGGGCTGCAGCTCCCATAGCCCGAGCCACTGGTCGGCGGTCACCACGCACTGAGCGCGGCAGGTCAGGTGCAGACCCCAGTCCTGCTCCACCCGCCAGTGCATCTTGTGCAGGTCGAGGCACGGGATCATCAGCTTCTTGCCCGCCCCGCTGGCGAAGCCGATATCCATGCGCAGGTTGCGCAGGGCGTAGCTGACGGCCTGCTCGCTGAAGTACGGCATCCGCAGCCCGCCATTGGCATCGAAGAGCGCATCGCACAGATCACCGACGTGCAGTGCCCGAAGGATCTCCCGGGCCTGCTTCGGCGCCTGGATGTCGAGCGGGATCTCGCAGTGCCGGACCACCTCCTCGTCGATGATCTTGAGCTTCGAGCGCAGGTCGCCCATGGCGGCGATCCCGGTGATGGTCAGGCCCCTGGCCTTGGTGTCGGGCATCATGCGGGCATACCTCACGGATGACACGCGCTCTGCGCGCATTGGGTTGCATCGGCTGCTGTCGTCGGCCCCTCGTCGATCTCCATCTCGGGCGCGAGGAGATCGGCGAGCGTGGCGGTGTGGGCCACGTCGGCAAACGGGATGTCGGCTCTCGCCTGCGCCGCCCACACTAGCGCCGCGATGCCCTGACGCCTGAGATTCCCCAGCTCGGACTTGCACCGGCCCGAGCAGAGCCGGGCGTACTCGCGCCGGCTCTGGAATTTGCGATGGCAGACGATGCACACGCACTCGTAGGTCTCGCTCACGACCGCCCCTCCCTGATCTCCTCCGCCCGCCGGATCGCCTCGGCGATGTCCGGGATCTGGACGGTGTAGCGGCTCACACGATCACGCAGCGAGTGATAGGCCGCAGTGATGCGCGCACGGTCTGCCAGGATGCAGGACAGAGCGTCCTCGCGTGCCTGTGGAGTCGCGGGCGCCATGCCGGCAGTGTCGATCTTGCCGCCGGTCATGCAATAGCCTCCTGCCTCGCAATCATTTCCTTGAGCGCCATTACCCGCAGTCCCTCGTCGTGTTTGGACTTCTTCCCAATCGCGTGGGCGCGCAGGAATAGCTTGTCCATCGCCTCACGTCCGAATTCCTGGTCACACCAGCGGGCGAATTCCAGCGGGTTGCCGGTGAAGTATTCGTGACAGGTGAAACACAGCGCGATGGCATTTGCAGGGTCGTGCCTCGTGGCCCAATGTCTCCGCGAGAAGATGTGGGCGCATTGCAGGCCGTCCGTCTTCATGCACCGCTGACAGCACTTGTCGCGGTTGCGGATGAACTGGGAGAACAGGGCGTCTGCCTTCGTGCGTCGAATCCTCATGCGCGGGCCTCGACCGTGGAGAACGCATCGTCCGGCAGGTAGCGCGTCGGACCGCCCGGAAACTGCGTCACCGAAAATTGCCGCCAGCGCCGCTGATACCAGCCCGCAACGTCTGCCAGCGCACCGCTGAAATGCCGCTGCTTGCGGATCGAGACGCACATCGGCGTCGCATCCGCATGCGCGTCGTAACCGTCCCGAGACTTGGACCGGCGCACGAAGAGCACGTTGTCCGCAACCCCACCGATTTCCCGCGCGCCTGCAACGTCGTTCAAATCCGGCTCCTGGTCGGCGCTGACGAGCTTGCGCGGATGCGCAACCAGGTGAATGTGAATCCGCGCAGCCCGCGCCGTCGCTGCGAGCAGATTGGCGAATTTCCGCTGTCCCTCGAAGTCGTCGTTCGCCACATCGAGGCACATGAGCGAATCCACCACGGCGTGACGAATGCCCTCTGAAGCGAGCTTGCGGATCACGCCGAGAAGCTGCCTGTGTTCGGCAATCCCGATCACGCCCCACAGCCGAAATCGCGAACCGTACTGGTCGAGAAACCACTGCATCTGGTGGCTCGTCGGTGCGTCCGAACCGGCCGCCGTCGCGGCGAGTCGCACCAGCGCGTCCTCGGGGTCTTCTTCGAGGCTCGCCAGAAACACCGAACTCCCACGGGCGAGGCAATGGCAGATCGTCTGGCGCAGGAGCGTGGTCTTTCCCGCTCCCGGAAACCCT